CTAACTATTATACCATCGGTTCTGGCTCCAACTACACGACCATCTTGGACAGTTAATATATCCCATTTAGTTACAGCGCTATGAGTGCTATCGTCTGCAGCCTGAGCTACACCACTATTAGCAGTAAAGGTTGGTAAAGCAGTTAATCCAGTGAGGGTTAGCCCCGTACGACCACTATATGAATACTCTGTGCCATCTACTATAACGGTACCACTAGCAGGAAAACCAAACTCTTCTGCACTAGTAAAGCCAGTTAAAGCGTTTAGAGTTATAACAGTTGCTGTATTAGACGCTATTGTGCCTATAGCACCACTCCAGAAGCTATAGTTTTCTACACCATTACAGAAGAATATTCCATCTTGGGTATCAGTATTAAAGCCATTACCAGAGAAAGCCATTCTTTTAGCAGCAGTTAAACCATCTAGTAATACTTCAAGTTTCTTAGCTACACTATTATACCAGTAGAGGATAGATCCAGCGCTAGAAGGCTTATCTAATACTAACATTGGTATCTGTTGACCATCTGACTTTTTAAACGTCCTAGAGCTTAAAAATTCCCCTGCCTGAGTACTTGTATGGTCTAGGAACTGACTATAAAATTCAAACGAATTAGTATAACCAATAGAAGCAAAGCTCATATTAAGAACATCTGATACATAAAAATCAGGAATTAAATAGCTAGGTAAGCTGGTATGAAGTCCCAGCCATTTATCAATTACAATTGGATTCTTTTGTCTTTCTTCTCTCATATATTATCTATTTCTATTACCATCGTAATTACCCCATTCACTATTTATATCTGGACCATCGACTGGTTTCTTTTCTCTCTTACCATGGGAATTAATTAAATCAGTTAAAGTATTTCTACCTTGAATTAATAGATTACTAGGACCAGTGCTTACCTCTGTTCTATCCTGCTTAATTAGATAAGCACTAGCAATATCAATCACACTATCAGAATAAGTATCTTGCATTAATAGTTTTTCTTCAGTATCATCACTGCCAGTAAATGTTTCATTTCTAGTAGTACCATCACTGCCAAGTACCATAAAGTTAGAATACCAGATTAAGTTTAGAGTATTACTTTCAGCGTTATAGATTAATATATCTCTATCACCACCCTCAAATTCATTAGCCCACATTCTCTCTATGCTTTTATTTACTCCCCTTCTTCTTCTAAAATACTGAGCAGTTCTTTGATTGAATTTAACATTTTCATCACTATCAATTAATACATTATCAATGTATTTAAGTTGAGATAGAGTAATGACATCAGAAACAGTATATCTTTCTGTTCCCAGTACATAGGTTAAATCAACAGTTTCTCTCTGGAAATCATAGCCTACACGACGTTTTTGAGCGCCACGTGGGTTATCAGTCACTCTACCATTATTAACATCTCTAAGCGCTCTATTTACAGCTCTCTTTGTTTCATTTTTGTGAGTTGATATAAAGTAGCGATCATTGATGTTATCGCCTATTGCATTTGTTATATCCGAATACTTTATTGACATATTATTATAATAATTTATTATTTTCAGCCACCCACCATTCGGTAAGGAAGAAGTGGGTTAGAGAATTTAAACTCCAATTGTGGCTGTAAGCAAGAAACTATTTCTTGTATTTAGTCAGTAGCTTTCTACCAGCACCGTAGATAGATATTAATACTGCTCCCAATTTAAGTGTTAATTCAACAGCATTAACAATATCATTTGTGATACCAGTTAAATCAACTTGATTAACTCCTAAGCCAACTAAGATTATAACAATTAAACCTAATGCAGATTTAACAGTTAATGAAATCTTTGTTGCATCAATAGAACTTCCTAATATAGGATACTTGATTGCTAAGTTTTTCATATATTTAAGTTATTTATCTTCTTGTACTTTGAATACTTTTCTATCTTTGTATTCACTTTGTTTACCAGGGTTCCAACTATCAACTGGTCTAATGTATCCTACTACTCGTGAATAAATTTCACATTTTTGTCTTTTATTTTCCATCTTTTTTAAAGTTATCATTTATAGGATCTTTAAGGTTAGCCACTAACTCTTTATACTGACCCATATCCTCAGTTAGTAATCCTCCATTTGGTACTTTATCAATTACTTCTTGTTTAACTATTATAAACATATCTTTATAACTGTATGGTTTTGCATTACGGGCTATAAAAGCTCTAGCATTCTTGTAAGCATACTTCTTTCCTTGATAAATAAGATATATTGCTCCATTTTTATTACCTCTGATATTTTGAAGTTGGTACTTAGTAATAATATCTTCAGATGTAATCTCCTTGCTGTATTCAATATCTAGGTTAGCAAATGCTCCATAGTCTCTGATATATTTATCTAGGAATTTATAGTCGATATATAAATCTCCACCATCACCCCAAGCTCCTGAGTAACTATTTTGAGTTATATTTAGTCTTTCAGAGTTTTTATATCCCTTACCTGTAATAGCATGACCGCCTACATAATACCCTTTAAGATATTTTATAATCCAAGGACTTCTAAATCCTCCTCTTTGATTAAATCCACTGTACCAAGGAATACCGAGAGTAACTATATGTCCTTCATCTATAGCCTTTAAATATTCATTTATGTTATTAACTTTCCAGAAACTCTTAGACTTATGTTCTGCTGCTAGTCTGTCTAATCTAGCAAAATCAACTTTTACATATTCACCAAATGAAAGATTTGAATTACTAGGACAATCTTTTTCTTCACAACATCCATACTTCTGTAATATAACTTGACTAACTCTCATATCAGCATATCCTTGCCATTTACATAATCCTAATTGATAAGCCTTAGCAGTTAAATAACGAGCAGATAATATAACTCCCTCATCTACTTCTTTTTGAACAGTTGCAGATTGAAAGGTACAATTAGATAATCTCTTTTGATCTTTGATTGAAATAGTTTTTATCTCTTTTACCTTATCCTTAGGAGTATACCCACCAAAGAAATCAAAAATAGAACCTATTTCTAAATCTCTTTTATCTGGTGATAGTGGTAATAATCCAGACTCTTTATAGCCTAGTAATCTAGCAATAATTTTTTTAATAAATTCCATATATTTAAACTAATATTAGTAAAAAGGTGCAGGTTTTAATGGTATGGCGTTAAACCTGCGAAACTCGCCCAAGCAAACCCCGAAGGGTAAGATGCTAAATCGCAGCTCTAACAACACTAGCTATTAAGGTACTAACAACTGCTATTAAAATAAGTGCAACTCCACCATAAACTATCTTTTGTACTGGTTCAAATCTGTCATTGGTAACATACTTATCTTTAATCTTCTGGTGGTCTTCTCTATTCTCTTTAAATCCACGCTGAACATCAGATTTTAAATCTGTCATTATCTCTTTAAGTTGTTTGTATTCCTCCGACATATTATTTAGCTAGTTCATTATTTAATTCTAATTTATCTAAACGAGCCTTTAGAGCTTCATTTTCATCTTCTAATAGCTCAATTCTATCTTCATTGTCTTGATTCCAACTAAATGCCATTTGTACTTTAGCAAATAGTTCTTGTACCTGTTGCAATAATGCAGTAATAAAATGTGGGCTACCATAATTTACTGTTTCTGGTATATCAGTTTCGAAGTATTCTACCTCTGTTATTTCTTCCCCAAGTTCATTGGTTGTGGTAACTGTTCTTTCTCCTCGTTTGAAACTAACCATTTTAGGATAAACTTCAACTACTTCTTCAGCTACCATTCCAAACTCACCATAATTAGAACCATCTTTTCTGTCATATTTTCTTGTTTGTAAATCATAAATCCAGCTGGTATCAGATTTTTCTAAGTCTGTAATATTTTCTTTATACTTTTCACCAGAACTTACATATCCTAATTTACCAGTATTATCAATATATAAATCTCTATTGGTTGCTCCGACTGTATCTCCATAAACATATGGCATTAGAACTTTTCCATCATTAGCAATAGTCATTCTTTTTAACCTATTATTTGCGTCATTATCTGCTTGAGTAAAAAATTCTATTGAACCTCCACGTTTGTTTATCGTTGAGCCATCAGTCACAAAACGAATATCTGCTAATTGTGTATATCCTGCATCTTGTGCTGATGCTAAAATTCCCATTAATCCCATATTTGTATTATCATTTATTGTTCTTGATGTTTCAATTGTTATTCCTGTTCCAGAAGCTGAGTTAACAACGAGAGAAGTACCTGGACTCTTAGTTCCTATTCCAACTTTTCCATTTGTGTCTATTGTTACTTTTCTTGTTCCATTTGTAAAAAATTGCAAAGAGTCTCTTTCGTCTATGTCTGCCACATTTGAACCACCATAATAAATTCTTCCGCCATCTGCATCATCAGGTCCACCAAACATGATTCCTCTATATGCGTTATCTGGTGATAAAATAGTTATTCCTGCTTGTGTCGAGTTTTCTATTGTTATGTCGTCGTATGCTGCTAATGGGCTTACTACTCCTGCACTTCCTGTGTGTACATGTAATGTTCCGTCTGGTGTTTCTGTTCCCAATCCAACTCTACTATCAACAGTTAAACCTCCTCCGTAATGTCCATCACCTTGTGTATAAAGACCTCCTGTGGTAGAGGCATAACCATCTATTATAGTATCACTATCAAAACTATATTCACTAGCATTTTGGAAATCTAGATGGTCATCAGATACATCAAAAAAGATTTGAGAATTTGCAGTATCATCATCATTTTGGAAATATACAATAGCATCATCATCATTTACAATCTTTAAATCTCCTTCTATGTGGGTTTGACCATCAAAGACATATCTATCAGCACTCTCAAAATTCATATATGCAGAAGTAGTGGCATAAGATATTGAAGCTAAATTAAATGTAGAAGCTACATCTCTAGCTACAAAATTAATACCTGGGTCGCTATCATTATTATCATCATTTTCTATAAGATTTAATCCACTATATATACCCATCATTCCATCTTCAATAGCACCTCCACTTGAACCCTCTGGATTAATAACTGATACTGTTCCTAATGCACCAACGCTTAATTCTTCGAAAGATAAATAACGACCACTAGGATTATCTCCTATCTTAGAACCAAATCCCATTATACCTTGACCTGTTGTTGTAGCGTTTCCAGTAATAGTTAAATTACCACCCATAGCAATAGTATTATCAACTTTCAATTCTAAACTTGCTCCGACATCATCAGCTTCTATATATAAATTTTTAGCAACTCCAGTGCCATTATCTTGAGTTTCAATATTATATCTATCTTCAGTATTGTCCCAACCAAATACAAGAAGATGATTATTACCAGCAAAATCATTTTCACCAAAAACACCAAAAGCTACTAAATCAGTTCCATCAGAATCTTTTGAGGTAAATCCCATAATACTACCAGAACCAGAACTTTGTCCTTGAACATATAATACAGCACCATCTTCATAAATATCGTATTGTTGAGTTCCGCCTATTTTTAATTTATCACCTATATAACTATCATTAGTAGTAGTAGCACTATTATCTATTGTTAAATTACCACCAAAATGTCCATTACCTTGAGTAAAAAATCCATTTGTAGATGTAGCCCAACCATTAAAGACTGTATCGGCATCAAAACTATAACCACCAGAAGCACCACTAAATTCAAGAACTTCGGTTGCTAAATTAAAAAGAAAACCTGTCTGTTTTGAAGCATCACTATTTTGAAGATGGAAATTTGGATTGCCATCATTTCTTAGATACACATCTGGACCAAGTAAATAAGTATTACCCTCTACATATAAATCACCAGTAGTTGTAGCATTACCTTCAACTTCTAAATTACCTTGAGTATAAAGACCAAGAGTAGTCGAAGCAAAACCAGTAACAAGTAAAGCATCATCAAAAGTATATTCCTCAGCTTCAGTAAAACTTAATACATCAGTAGTAGTGGTATAAGTAATTCTTACATCTTTAACAAAGTTTTTTCTATCTGCAAAACTGATACTTGGTAAATCAGTTTCACTTCCGTTAAAAAAAAGACTATCAATAAAATATAATTTACCTTCAAATATCCCTGTATTTGAATTAAGGTTATATGGAGTTATAGTTTTCACTTCACCCATTCCTCCAAGATTCTTTTTACCTATACGATAACCGTTAGTAGTATCTCCTAAAAATGAAATACCTGTATTGGTAGCATTACCAGTAACAACTAAATCATTATTACCACCTGCCCAAGTTGTAGTAGCATAGTAGTCAGCTTTAGCCAAAGCACCATCCCAGTTAGTAGAATTATCAGTAAAGCCATTTAAGGTAGTAGTAGCGTTGTAATCAGTATCGAAATAAGTAGAAAAATTAGCTATCGCTAGATAATCAGATATAGTTAAACCATTTAAAGTAGTAGTGGCGTTGTAATTTCTATCCCAATTAGTGTCATAATAAGCCCAAGTAGATGTATTATTCCAGAAGTATCGTTCAGAGGTTGTAGCCCAGCTCCCTCCACTACTAACATAAGCAGATAAATCAGACCAAGTATCAATGTATTCCCCACTCAATCCTACTGTTGTTCCAAGATAAGTATTACCAGTAGTTGTAGAATTGCCATTAACTAACAAATTATCTTCATTAATAGTAATTGCATTATCAAAAATATGCCCACCTTTAGCATCATAAGTTAATTCCTGAGTAGTTGTGTTAAATGTAATTGTAGCTTCAGTTTCTAAATTAGCTTCTGCAAAACCAATCATTGGATTACCTGAAATTTCAAAATCTTCATTCGGTTCACCTTCCATAATCATTAAAGCACCTTTCCAAATTCCAATATTTACTCCACCTAAATCTACTGCTGTTATTGGTCTTACCTGTGGAAAATTAATAATAGTTCCTTCCATATCAACACTATAGTTTTCAAAATAGAATTGAGAATTAGTCCAGTCCATAGTAGTGGTAGCTAAAGAAGTATTACCCTCTACAACTAAATCTCCAGTAGTAGTAGCATTACCATCTACTTGTAAATCGGTATTAACTGTAACTGTACCAGCGAATGTCGGACTGTCTATGACATTTAGAGTATCACCAGCCCAGCTTAGATTAGTGCCATCAGTTATTCTGTCTGATGGACTACCTTCCAAATCATTATAACTTTTAGACCCTATTGTACTTGAGGCATTAGCCCATGTGTTAGCTGTAGTATCGAAATCAGCAGTTGCTAAGTAATTAGATATAGTAAGACCATTTAGGGTAGTAGTAGCATTGTAAGTACTATTCCAATCAGTATTAAAGTCTGCAGAAGCATAATAACCAGCACTAGCGTGATTACCCCAACCATAAGCTGTGTTCCAGTTAGAAATAGCTAAGTTGCTACCCGTGACATTGCCATCTACCGTAAGATCACCACCAACATGAGAATTACCTGATGTCCATAGAGCAGTTGATGAAGCAAATCCGTCAACTGTAAGATTGCCACTCCAAGTAGTAGTCGAATACCAATCGGTTAAACCGAGATAAGTAGTAGCGGCTGTAGCTGATAGTAAATAACTAGCCGGGGTAAAGCCATTTAGAGTTGTGGTAGCATTGTAATCTGTATCAAAGTAAGTAGAGAAATTAGCTGTTGCTAAGTAATTAGATATAGTAAGACCATTTAGAGTAGTAGTGGCATTATATGAACTAGCAAATTCTAATGGAAAATTAACACCCCAGTAATATGCTTCTGAAGATGTAGACCAAGCCCAACCACTTCCAGCTGGAGCAGTAGTCATACAAGTAGCATCATTAAAACAAAGTTGAGAAGTAGAAGCTGTTCCAACAACAGATAAATCAGTATCAAATATAAAAGAACCAGGGAATGTTCCTGCTATTACTTGTTCAGCATCTACCATACCAGTAAAACCATCATTATATGGAGCTATTTTAGAAATAAGGTTTATATCACCAACACCAGCAAAAACCCCTATAGACAATGAAAGTCCTAGAGTTATTACAAATGATGATAAAAATCCTTTTATAAAGTTTTTCATAGTTAATCTGCTATTACTGTTATTGTTCCGAGATTACTATTAGTGCTTCTATATACATAATAGTCTTCTGTAAATCCAGAAGCATTTGTTATTGATACTGTTTCAGGTGCTTGAAAACCACCAGAGAATCCATCAACACTAAAGCTAACAGTTCCTAGTGCTACTCTTGAAGCCCATAATATATATTCACCTACTCCAGTTGTATTACTAAATGTCTTATCCTTTGAATTTGAAAGCTCACTACCTGCTAATCCCTCTACATCTGCTTCAGTAAAAGTATCTGTTTTAGTAGTAATTCCCCAAAATCTATTATTATTATAAACGATAGTAGTATCTGAAGTATCAGAATCTACACCATCACCTGATGTTAATCTAAATCTTACAGTAGCCCCTGGTGCAGCTGGATAAGTTACAGCTTCTGTATTTGTAGTCGGACCAAGATAACTACCACCTGTTAATTCAAGAGCAGAAGCCCAAGCAGTTGTTCCACTTTGTATTTGAACACTTCCTGATGTAGCAGGACCATTATTATAGGTAGCACTAAATGATATACCACCAATAGCGATAGAATCTCCAGTTCCTATTTCTTGAGAAGCAGTTGCATTATCAGTAAAGGTAGCTACTGAAAAGGTAAATGAAGTTCCTTGAGCAGCCCAAACTGGAGCTGTGCCATTCCATAGAAGTGTATAGTTTTTAACAGGACTTCCAACTTCACTAACAACACCAGCGGTAGCCTTTAATACATCTGTAATTCCAGTATCAATATTTAATTTTCCACCAACATAAAGTGAATCAGTTGTAGTAACAGAATGAAATTGAGGTGTTGATGTAGTATCAAGCCATTGGTCAAATACATTACCAGTTATAAAACCTTGACCACTCCAATCACCCCATCCGTAAGCTGTATCCCAATTAGTTGAATTATCTGTAAATCCATTTAATGTAGTAGTTGAATTATAAGCGTCATCCCATCTAGTTTGAGTCCAGTATAAATTAGTAATTCCCTCTGTTAGTTGGTCTGTTGTAGTTGCATACCAATCAGATAAAGTTAAGTAGTCTGATAAATTAAGATAGGTAGATAAATCACTCCATTGAGAAATATATTCACTATTCAATCCTAAGTCGTTTGTTACATAAATACTTCCAGTTGATGTAGTGTTTACGACTACAATATCAACCACAGTAGTATCACCAGCGACAGTTAAATCACCACCGACATAGAGTGAGCCAGTAGTAGTTGCATTTCCATCAACTTGTAGGTCGCTATTAGTTGTTAATTTACCAGTAAAAGTCGGACTATCAATAACATCAAGTCTTCCTCCGTCATTTTCTAAGTTAGTGCCTGTAAGGTCAGTGAAATCTTCACTATTAAAATTAAACTTTCCACCCACCGTTAGTGAATCAGTTGTTGTAGCACTATTTAATGTCATACCACCAGTAGAAGTAAGAGTTGCTATCGCTATGAAATCAGTTAGCTCGGTATAATCAGCAGAATCTAAATGGTAGTATTCAGCAGAAGCTCCACCTTGGATACCACTTAAATTATTATGAACTGTAATATCAGCAGTTTCAGCAAATTCTGTCCAAGCAGTACCAGTACACCATAACAAAGCCACAGATGTACTATCGTAGTAAGTCATACCAGCAACCGAAGCATCACAAGTATAAGGAGCGCCTGCACTTCCTACTGGTTTTAATCCGTAGCTGTCCATGTATAAATAAGAACCACCACCTGAGATACTAACTAAATTTTCTATAGGTTTTTGTCCAGTCCAATTATTGCTTCGTGTTCTTTTAATGGCTATATAACTTCTAGCGTCTGTATCTGCAAAAGCTGTGCTATCTATTTCTTCATTACATTGTCCTCTATCAACTGGATTCATAAAGTTTATAGAACCTGATACTTTAAAACCATCTGTTGTGTCTTTTACACCAGTTAAGACTTTCCAACTGTCATCGCCATCACAATAATAATATTCAGCTTTTATATTTCTTTGGCTCTCAGTTGAAATATCAAAAGCTATGTTTGTAAATTCTGTGTCTGTTGCTCCTGCTATGTATATAATCGAATTATCATTTTCAAATAAAGTTATATTTATTCCTGTCGAATTAAAAGCAGTTGTTGAATCAATAGTTGTTCCATCACCATTATCATAATAAGCTCTTTCTAAATCGTTTGGATTGCCTGAATGAATTATATGACTTGTAAGAGGAAAATTATTTATGTGCATTATATCTACATCATTATCTGTGCCAGTTCCAATCAAATTAAAATCCATGAACCTTAAAGAACTATTAAGATAATTATTTGCATTACCCTCAAAGCTTGCCATTACTTCTAATACTCCGTCTGATGGATTGGTTGATGAAGCATTTTGCATGAATAAATTAAGAGCAACTATACCATCATATCCCTGTGAATCAACATTTACTGTTAGAGCTTGGTGTTGGTCTGCACCTGCTACATCATCTAAAGTAACAGCAGAAAAAGACCTACCATCTGGAACATTTATATAAAAACCAGATTCAGCACCATCTCCTAAAGTAGCATTAATATATCCATTATCACCAGCAAAGAATACAGGAGCTTCATAAACTACATAACTCATATCAGTAGCATCAACTATTTCATCATTACCAGCAGTACCAAAACTAACAACCACTTGTTCATTATTTACAACATTTGTAATCTCACCAACAGCACCAGCAAAACTAGGTGCAGAACTTACCACCCTAATAAAAGCTCCTTCATAGGTAGATGTTGGTGTACCAAAACTAGCGTGACTATCATAAATTATTTGAGTAGAAGCGGTTAAAGTTGCATCGCCATTAAGTATATTATTTGAAATTGTAACATGATTATTATTCAATGCTTCTACACTAGCACCATAAGGCTTAGCCTCTGAGAATAAACCACCATCTGCTTTTATAGAATCACTAGCCCATATATCACCAGTACCACTAAAACCTGCTGGAGCGGAAGCACCAACTTGAAGTCTAGTAGTTGAAGCATAACCATTTATCCAAGCATTACCATTAACCTGTAAATCACGATTTACTGTTAAATCAGTACCAACATATAGGGTGTCTGTGGTAGTTAGGGAGTTAGTGTTTATTCCATTATTTACTAATATATCTTCAAATTGTGAAGTACCAGAAGCATGTAATCCATTATTAAGATACATACTAGGTGTAGTTGAAGTTTGACCCTCGATAAAAGCATCACTTAATTTAGCAGTATTACTATTGCTTATAAGTAAGCCATCGGCATCAGTATTCAAATGAATTTCTTCAGTATTATAATTTAATTTCCATAATATAATATCTGCATTATCAGCAAAAACATAACTAGAAAAACCAGCTATGCCAATAAATAGTATGATTAATATTGTCAGTAATTTACGCATCACTAAAACTATTATTTAATAAAGCACCTATACCTACTTTTAAATCTTCATTATTTGTCTGTTCTGCTATTTGTCTAAATCCTATTTTTATTAATTTTTCTAAATGTCTTATTCTTTGATCATCAAGTTTATCTTTATCTATCAATTTACTATTAATCTCATCAAATAATTTTTTAATTTGAGTAACTTTTTCTAATTCTATATTAGCTGTAGATATTATTGTTATTAACTTTTCTATCTTATCAAGTTCATTCTTAAATTCTGTCATTCTGTCTAAGTTAGAATTTAATCCATTTATAGAGGTTGAGACTAAACTAATATTTGCTGAAATATCCTTTGATTGTTTTTTAAATATTTTAGATATAAAACTAATAATTCTTTTCTCGTCAAATGCCTTTGGTATTTTATTTAAAATATTATCAAATGATCTAAAGAATAAATTTTGATTTGTTAATATTTTAGTATCATCAATACTAACAATATCTTTTTTATAATTAAATTCAGATTTCTTTTTTAATTCTGGAAGAATTATATTAGATACACCAGTTATTATTTTTTCTAATTCTTCTTCAGTGAACTCCTTTATTACAACTTCTGTCCCACCACCAGCACCAAACTGTGGTCTAAATATATGATGATTAACATCAATACTATCTGAATCAGGTGCAATAAAACCAGATAATGTAGTACGAGCAGAAGTCTTATATATGAGTGTCTGAGTATAATACTTTCCACTTTTAACATCCATTGCTACTGTATTAGTGTACAGACCATTTGCTACATGATTAAGATTTACAGTTTTTACAACTGCATCATCTTCATCGTATATCTTAGTTTGTGGAAATAAACCAGTGGCATCTTTATCTTTAATCTGAACTCTGGCAATAAAAGTGCCTCCCGGTTCAACCTTAAAATCTCCTGGCATTATTTATCAGTTATTCTATCTTTCTTTTTTTTATTAAGTGTTTCCAATTCCCTTAGAATTAGATAAGACAATTGTATCTGGTCTAAATCTTTACCAGCTTTTAGTACTTCTTTGATTCTGTCTAACATGATTTTTTTGTTATTTATATATCCTAATCCCCTATATAATAAGGGATTAGATTTAGAAACAACTAGTTATCTCTTGCAAAAAAGTTAATAAATAGCTTACCTACACCAGTAAATCCACCAGCAGAAGTAAATGAAGCTGCACTTGTAGCAGTATATGGGTTCCAAGTTACGAATAATACATCACCATTCTTTAATTGGAATTTAGTCTTATCATCAACTACACCAGATCCTGGTAAGTCCTCTATATCAATAGGACCATTATTAACATCAGTATTAAATACAGTACTAATAGTAGTAGAAGCAATAAGGCTAGCAGAAGTTGTAGCAGTTAAAGAACCACCAATAACTCCACCTACCCAAGTGGTAGTACCTACCTGATAAGAGGCTGATTGACCTCCAAGAGCAGTAGATTGATCAATACCAACCCAGTCAACAATCTTATCTGCACCAGTATTGGTGTAATAAGCAACAAGCCATTTAACATCATCTGCACCCTTAGCAGTTGTAGTAGCAGTTAAATCAAGAGCTGTACTAACTGTGTATTTAGTAGAAACAGATGGAGTAGTAGTAACACCCTGATAATTAAATGATCCACTAGAACCAACAGCCTCTAATGTGAGGCTATACGCTCCAATATTACACATCTGAGCTAATTCATTATCACCAGTACAATAGTCAGAAGCAGAACCAAATGATACATCACTAATTGGATCAACTTGTTGAACGCTATCTCCGTCAACATTAACTATTCCACCATCGCTATTATTGATAGTAACTGTAGAAGCGACATAAGCTGAAGCTCCTCCAACCGCTATTAAAATAGCAAAAACTACAACAGCAACTAAAGCAACTTTTCCGTAGTCGTTTCTCTTTTCAATATTTTTTCTCATAGAATAAAGAGATTATTAATTAACCACTGTAAGCTGAGTTATCGCCTTTAGAATGATAAGTAGCAAGTGGGTTTGTCCAACCTACCAAAGCGCTAAATTTAACCTTAGTTGTCATGGTATCAGCATCTTCGTCATCCCAAGTAGTAAATACTGGGCGTTGTTCGTAAGACATGATGATTTGATGCTCATCACGAGCAAGCAAGAACCATGAAGTTGATAAACCAGCAACACCATTTAGATCAGAGATGTCTTCACCGATAAATGGATTAACAAAGGTATCAATAAGACCAAGATAGAAATTCAAGTCGTTATTTGGAGTACCAGACCTTCTAGTAGAACCAGTGATAACAACAGCTTCTCTTTCTTGCTGTTCCTGAACCATTAACAATAGGTTTGATCCAATTGCCAATTTCTGTCCAGTACCACCTTTTTGCTGTTTTATGTTAATTCTTCCAGTTTCTAGATTCGCATCAGTCAATGGAATAGAAGTAGAAGAAGTGTTAGAAATGGCTGTACCACCATCAGCTCTAGTATGTGAACTAGAAGCTAGAGGTTTAGCATCACCATAGAAAAGAGTAGTAGATGTAAACGCTTCAATAAATGGTTGCGCACCAAATATATTAAGAGTTTCCATTGTTGCCTTTCCTAGATCCTCAGCTTCACGTTGAATTTGAGAATACTTGCCACGAGTAACATATTGCTCTGACACAACCATCTTCTGCTTGAAGATTTGTGGTGAAGCAACTGTTTCGAAGCCTTTTTGCCTGTCGGCAGATGGTGAGGATTGCGCCTCGCCAGACTTAGAAATCAATCTAGGTCCCCATGAGTCTTCCAACCTAAGGAATCCATCGTTGTTTTCTATGTTTAGTATTTGGGAAGTCCAGTCGCTATGACGTTTAAATCCGTTATGGATCCACTCATCAATATTACCCTCCATGGACTTTGCCCAAGATAAACTTAAATGCATACAATTTATGTAATATTAATTAGGTTCCAGTAACTTCATTAGCGATCACTAGGATTCGCCTGTCATCAGTATCTGGGAAAGAAGGATCGACTGCTGAATTAGCACTCATTCCTGTGGTTAACGAATAATTGGCAGAAGTGGTAGAAGCAGCTGATTCGTCTAGCAAAACAGCGGCGTTACCTGCCAATATATCGATAAAGTATCCAGGAATATTACTTCCTGTAGTTGTTCCTGCGTCTGCATCTAAATGCGCTGAACAAATAAGTCCCCTCGCTGGCATAACCACCGCGGAAATTTGTTTATCAGTAGCATTATCAGAAGCAGCAGCAAAAGTATCTCCATCTCTTGCAGCAGTATAAGTACCATCATTATATGTACTATTTGTACTTACTAGCTCAAGAGGAAGATTCAAGCTCCCTGGTTTAATAATGAATGCAAGGCAATAGCCATAGATTTCGTCTGAATTAGCATCAGCTACATCTACTCCATCGGCTACTCCAATCTTTAATGCACTACCTTGATTGACTGTAACACTTCCGTCGATAACGAAAGTTTCCACGCCAGGTAGATTCATTGATCCATTATTTAACCTTAAAGGATTAAAACCTGCAAATCTCATAATTTCAATCTTAAATTTTTAAGGAACAGCAGGCTAGATAAAATTATTCACCCTTTTTATCTTCAAGTTTCTGCATCTTTTCTCTATATGGTTTTTCACCACCAGGAAAATGTTCTGCGGCAGCTTCTTCAAACTTATTCAGTTTCTTAGTTGCCCACTTACTATCAGATTTTTTAGGTGTAACTTCATTGCCACCATCACCAATATTAATATCATCTTCTTTATCCTTGTCCTTATCCTTTGGCTGTTGCTCAGGTTTAGGTTTGAGACCAGTATAGATCATAGTTAAATTTTCCATGACTTCTTCATCTGTATCTCCAAGGTGCATTCGATTAGCTTTACTTCTAAATTTAGAATCTATTGTACCATCAAGTTCAATACCATCAGAATTGAGGAACTTATCAAAAACTCTTTCAACTCTAGTCTTATATTCTTCCTTCTTTTCTTCGGTGCGTCGTTCTCGATACTGAGTATCAAAATCTTTATCGTCACCCAAGTCATCATCAAGATCAACTTTTGGTTCAGGCTTATTAAGTACTGGAGCAAGCAAAGGTTGCTTATTATCTTTCCTTAATTTACCTACCTCTACAGTCAGTTGATCTGCCTGTAAAGTTTTAACTTCTAATTTAGTTGTTAGCTCGGCAGTGGCTTTCACTATGCCTTCATCGATTTGCTTTTGAATATCAGTATCGATTGGTTTTTTTCCGTCTTCGCCCGGGACTGGGGTAGCAGGGATTTCCTTTCCCTTATCGTCCAAAATTGGTTCTGTCATATTGTTGTTATTAAATCATTGTTCTTATATCGCCTTTTGGTATCGGGTAATGGCAAACCCAAGAATCAATGAGTATATTAATTATTTTTTACTAGTTTTTTTTCGTTTAGCAGTTGATTTACTTTCCTTTGGTTTGTCTTCTTTCTTTTCTTTCTTTGGTTTACTGCATCCAACTACAGCTTCAATAACCTCAGAAAGTTTGTAAGCAACTTCGCCTACAACCACATAGGATATTTCACCATCAATGATTTGACCACGTTCGCCAGATTTAAGACCATCCAAATCTTGCTTTGTGTATTCTTTCATAATTATCTTAATTATTTTTTAGATTTCTTTTTAAGTTTCTCATCAGTTTCTATCTGATTAGAAACATAATTTATATTTAACATCGCTGAACTATCAGCTAATGCCTTAGCAGTTGTATTAACTACATCAGTACATTCACCCATGTGTAGTTGTTCTTTCTTAAAAATTTCAACAACCTTCATTACAATTGTATTTATCTTTTTACTATATTCTCTTATTTTAGCCTGCCTTTCATCTTGTAATTCTTGTTGAGTTTCTGGTGATACTTCCATTTGTTTTTTTGTTATTATTTATTCTACGTCTTCTCTATTTTCAGTTGGCTCAAGTGTAACTGGATTAGCATCTTTTGTTTGTTTAGGAAAATCTTTTAAGTCTATTTTTTGCATTTCAGATACCATCTTATTGAAGTTAGTAATCATATCCTCACTAACAGAGCTTTTAGCTTCTTGTATTTGTTTAAAATAAGGATTATTATTGGATACATTACCACCCTTATCTGTTTCAAGTACATAACCATATTTCTTTATTATTACATCAACATCAGATCCTCTTTCAATTTGCATTACCTGACCAACTGGAATATTATAAAATACTTCATCCATTTTATTAGTTCCTATCGGACACTTAATAACATGCGGCCAATCTCTTACTTGAAAAGAATGTCCCAATGGAACAGCTTTTTTTCCCTTAAACACTCCATTGTAAAAATACAAATATATCTTTTGAACTTTGTTTAATTCAATTCCATAAGATCTAGCAGTTTCAGAATTATCTCTTATGTCGTTTCTCATTAAGACCATTACCTCTACTTGCCTACCATCCTCTTGATGATATCTAACATGTTCCTGATCTTTAATTGTTACCCAAGAAGGTTTACCAATATTTATTACATATCTAGTACGCTCTTCCGCTTCATCTAATTCATCTATATCATCTTGTTTATCCTCACCTAAAATTTCTTCTAAGTTTTCACTTTCATCGACCTTTTCCTCTTGAGTTGTGTTTTCTTCTTCACTCATAGTTTTGTTGTTAATTTGTTAAAAATTTTTCTTGTAGATCCTTTTTTAATGTTATCTTTTTACTATTTATTTTTTCTACCTCATCCCAATTATCCAACTTGCCCTTAGCAATATCCATAGTGTTGAGAGTATCAAGTAATTCTAACATCCTACCTTTTAATATCCATTTTTCTTCATCAGTTTTAGCCATAAAGAAGGCTTTGTAATTTGTAGAATACTTGCTCTTAAAAAGTTTGAAAAAATCTTTATCACTATTTAATTTCTTATATATTTTATATCTCTCCTTTAGGTTTACTGGTGGAGCTATATCGTAGGTAAATACCATTTCCCAGAGAATTTCACGAATAGTTTTTTGAGAAAATAGTTTTCTAAACTTATCTAATTCATCTTCCCATTCATCTATTACCATTAAATCATATTTCTCTTTAGCATCTTTTTGATATCTATTTAATAACCAGTTAGTTAGTTTGTTCATATTGTTAGTTTATTTATATTTGTTCTCCTCCTAGTAATTTACTTGGATCGGGTAATGCCTTTGGTGAGCTACTATTTGGTCCAGTAGCAGGGGAACCACCTCCCAATACATCTGGGAGTCCCTGTGGTGCTTGTTGTTGCTGGTTACCTAATAATTCACTAGCATGTTCGCCAAGTATATCTTTGTTATTTTCAACATCAATCTTTTTAACTGTTTCGGGATTAAATAATTCAGGCTGATTATAGAATTGAACAAGTTTTCTATCAAGCATTGCTTTCTTCAAAGTCTTACTATTTTCGATTGCTGGAGCTACGGTACTAATAGTCATAAATTTATATCCATCAAATATCCTTGGATCAAATTCTATTATCTGAGTTTCTCCATCAAAATCTTTTTCAGCTTCAGCTCTTAAATCTGGTGATACTCCAAGTTCATCCCTTAGTGGTAATTTAGATTTAGGTTTAATTCTAATTACTTTAGTTCCTACTTTGCCATTCATTAATTTAGCGTTCTCAATGAAAAACTGTTTCATATCTGGACGCTTGAAATACTTATCAATAATTATATATCCCATTAAATCACGCTCTTGTATAAGACCGTCATTAATCATTGTATTGAATAAACCAAATAGCTTTTGTTGCTGTTCCTGCACACGCTCTATTTCAGTAGCAGTTGGATTACCCAAACTAACCTTTCCTTGTCCGGCAGCATCAACAGAAGCAAACGCATTCCTACTTTGCAATTCTTGCATCACTCTGAATGATGTTAAATCTAATGGCTTAACATCCATTTCCTTTATTTGATTTACATCAGCAACTTCAGTAAATATTCCAGGACCAATATAATCATCTACTATGTCATTTATTCCACCAACTAATATTGGTCTCATCACATCAAGCATTGTCTTATCAAACATTGCATTAAACATGAAATCAATAGCTTCCTGATTAGGTCCCATTATCATTGCTAATGGTCTGCCATAAAAGAAGTTTGGTCCAAATGGTTCAAACACAGATTTAGCAAATGGTATCTTTCCACCCTTACTAATAGAAGTTAATTTAGTTCCTGGTCTAGTAATCAAAATTTGATTAGCGCTAATATGAAATTCATTAGCAACTTCGTCAAACCAAAGTTTTTCTTCTACTTGATCTTCTCCTACATCCACTGATATATCAAAGAATGTTTCTCCGTCACTTCTGACAGCTCCTGCTCTTTTTACTTTATCAACATTATTAAATGCAGAATTGTTTTCACGAGAATCTTTCCAAGCATCATAATTCCAAACCTTCCTCCAAATACATCTATGAATATCATTCATAAAAAATGTATCTAATCTCTCAGGATAAAATTCATCTAACTTTACATGCTGATAATCAAGACCTTCAAAATATGGTAATTTTTTATAACCAATAAATCTTATAGCGGCTGGTTCTCTCAAAGCCTTTAAAGCTATAAACAATTGATCTAAGTGTCCATTCCTTTCTTTGGTAGTAATCCAACGAGCATAATCATCCATAACATTACCTAAGAAAACAGAATTTCTATCAGTCGAGAACATCGGTTTATATTCGACATTAAACTTCTGTAAAGTCATGTTGGCTAATATAGCCATTAACTTAGAATGAAGCGTAATATCAGAAATATTAGCTTGCCAATCTTCTTTCCAATTTGCTTTAATTTTGTAATTATCAACGAGCTTATTGCCATAGTCCATAGCATCAACAAGAGTTCTTTCTCCGCCAGTAGAAGATATACCAAATTGAGGATAAGTTCTTACCCTTTTACTTTTATAGTCTGAATATTTTTTTTCAATATTATCAACTATCTTCTGCTCTTTATCACCTTGCTTCGGTATTTTTTTAGTTGTATCCTCTTTTTTAGGATTTTCTACCATTGAAGACATAAATTATATAAATATTAATCAGTAGCATTTAATGTCAGCGGGCTATCTGTTGGCTCATCTAAATCTTTATAGTTGAAAACGACATTATCAGTTTTCAATATATTCACAGCAACAGACGCAGCATTTCTAAGTGATGTTATTGGTACGAGTACAGGATCAATTATTCCTGCCTTAAAGAAATTTTCTATTTTCTCAGTAGATGCATTAAAGCCAATCTTGCCACCTACTTTATCTATAATATCCTTGTAATTCCTATCAATGTTTTCCAATAACTTTTTAAATGGAGCAGTACAAGCTCTTTTGACTACACCATCATTTAATTTTTGTGAAGCATTTAGTAGTGAAATCTCTCCTCCAATTATTATTCCACCCTTCATTGCTACCTTAGTAGATTCAACAGCATCCTCAATTCTATATTTCTTTTCTTCAATTTCAGATTGAGTGCTTCCACCAACCCTTAAAATTGAAATCTTATTCCTTAATCCACTAATTCTAAATTCTAAATGTTTGTTTTTTGTTTTTTCAAATTCTTCCTTTAATAAATTTATTCTATTTTTAATATTTTTCTTTACTCCCTTTGGTCCAACAATGGTTGTATTATCTTTTCCAGATATCACCTTATTTGCTCTACCAAGAGATTCTATATCTAGGTCAGCAATCTTTTCTTGTAAATCTCTTGAGATAAATTTACCTCCAGTCATTACCGCTAAATCTTCTAATAATTCATTTTTAATAATCTTATTATCTGGTGTTTCTATGCAAGCACATCTGATGTGACCCCTTACATGGTTCAACATAAACCCGCTCGCCGCTTCTCCAGTTATCTTGTCGGCTATCACCAATATAGATATTGGATTATTATTGTTATCTGCTCTCATCCTCTTCAATAATTCTACAAATGGAGCAAATGAAGCTATCTCCAAATCAGAAATAAATATATAAACATCGTCTAGTTCAGATTTTAATCTTTCTTGATTAGTAATAAAATATGGTGAGATGATTCCCTTATCAAGTCTAATTCCATCTACCTCTTCTACATAAGTTTCTAGGGTTCCACTTTCCTCTGTGATAATCACACCCTCTTTACCAATCTTGTGGTATACACCACCTATTAAATTTCCTAATTCTCTGTCGTTAGCTGAAATACTAGCTACATCAATTATCTGTTGCTTGTTCTTAATATCAATTGATTCTTTTTGTAGTTCTCCAATAACTAAATCAGTATCTGCTTTAATCTCACGAGCTAATTCATCTACTCGCTTACCATTCTTAATTTCATCTAAGCCATTATTGATAAGAGAATTAACTAAGATGATACTTTGAGTAGTGCCATCTCCAACTTCTTTACAGGTTTTCTCGGCTACCTCTCTGACTAATTCAGCTCCAGTATTTTCATACCGATCTTCGAAACTAATATTCCTAGCTACGGTTACACCGTCTTTTGTATATCTATGTCCAATGTTGAGTTTAATAATTGAGTTCTTTCCATTAGGACCAAGTGTTGCGCTTACTGCTCTGGCAACTTTTTGGATTCCGGGTATAATTTTCTCAATTATTTCTTCTCTAAATGTAATTTTTTTAAAGTCCTTTGTTGGTACTCTTACTGCTTTGTAAGCCATGTTATTTTTGTTTATTTGTTATTTTATTCTTTCCCGTATATAAAATCATTTCTGATGAAAAATACACTTCCTGCGTTTTCAGTTGCTACAGTGTTATTCTCTACTTCGTTATAAATAATTACCTCACCAATTATTAATCCTAATTTTTCTATGTCTTCGCCTTTACCGATTGATAATACTTTTCCTTTTGTTAGTAATGCTCTTTGGTTGCTTGGCATTAATATATCGCCTGATTTTGTTTCTGCTTGTGGTATTTTTTCTATAGTGCAATAGTTACCTACCGCTGTTGGTTGTTTTTGTTTTTTCATTTTGTTTGTTATAATTCTGATTTATATTGTTCTCTTTTATTTTTTTTATGGGCTTTTCTTTCCTTGTAAATCTTTTCAAAATTCCAACTGTCAGCTATAAGTTTCCATCTTTTAATACCCCTTTTATTATTGTGCATAATTTCTAGTTAATATTTACTAGACGGTATTTTCGATTATTTATTAGCGTGTCCTCTTATCGGTTTAGGGTATGACATGTCACGACACCCCTATTTTCTTGTATATTTTTTTTCTAGGACTTATTTTACCCAATCCCTTGGATTATCTTTCTTCTTTTTTCTTCTCTTGTCTTATTAAATAATTTTACTGGGTAAGCTATCAATAGTCTTCCAGCATTTTCAACCATGTGATCATCCTTATCTAATCTCTTAGTAGGATTCTTAGGATCTTTTTGGTATCGAGCCATCTCCCATGAAGTTCGACAGGTAGTCCCTTTAAGTAAAAATAAATTAGGTTCTACTGTTCCTCTTAGCTCTTGTCGTATTAAATCATCAGCTCTATCTCTGTCCTTAGTGGCTTTAATTAAACTAACGCCATTTTTCTTAAAGTCCTCTATCCAAGAACTATCACCCCTCAGGGCATCTTTTATTACTGCGCTAGGATCTATGATACCAACTCGCTTCATTGTATTAGCACCAAGCCTTTCAAAATAATCTAGTTTATCATTTATCAATTTAGATATTATCTTACAATCACTAGCACTCCATATCTCATCAATAAATACCCTCCGACCATCTGGTAGTAGTGCCATAAATAGCACTGCAGTATTAACAACTGGATGAGGATCAATAGCATAAGCTACTCTCCAATCTTTCTTTTTAATATGCTGAACAATCTCTGGTAAAGTTTTATCTATCAAATGTCTAGTTCGATCAAACTCTTTAAATATAGTTCCACCTAAATGCATGAACTTACCTTCAATACGGGCTTCTCTTTCTTCTTCGCTATAAGTTGCTATCATCCTATCAATAGTTTCTCTCTTCAAAAATCCTCTAGTCTTATCGCCCTCAACATTATCCCATACAGTTATATAAGTATGATGAGCTAAAGTCTGTTCTGGGTTATCAATGTATTTATCAAACAAATGTCCGGCACTAGCTAAGGGAGTAAAATAACCACACTGCACTCCACCCTCACCTACACGCAAACGAGACAAGCAAGCATTCCAAATATCTTCTGGGCAGATTTCATCCGTCATTACAGCTCCTAAATCTACTGATTCAAATTCCTTAGCTGACTGATCATACGTCATGCAGTCAAAAGTAAATCCAGTCTCGGGAACATAGAATTTAGAAAAATAACTTTTCTTATCCTTAGTGGCTTTGAATTGCCCTTTAGGAAACCATTTAAGAAATTCTGGTATAGTTTTTTCTGATATAGTAGTTGGATCTGATACTATCCTAAGTCTTTTTTCAAATGGCCAATGTTTAAATATTCCAAAATCAAAGTATTGATTCTTCTTTGGAAATATTATATTGGCTACTATATTAGCTAGCGTACAGCTCTTACTAGATCCATTACCGCCAATAAATAAATGTATTCTACGACCATCTTCTAAATTACCTAATTGTTTAATGAACTGTTCTGCCTTCACATTCGGCACATAAAACAAATATGGATTATCCTTCTTGTATTTCTCCATCGTCAGGAGAGTCTTCTCCTCCGCTGGTGTTAGTTTGTTGTTGTTTATTTTTGAGTTGTCCATAGACATTATTAAATTCGTCTATATTAAAGTTTATATTTATTGGTCTATTTTCTTCAGTGTCCTTTTCTATTTTATCCATGCTAACAGAGCCTCTAATCAATTCATCATTAGTAAATGTATCAGCATCATTTTCTAATCTATCATCAATCTCATCCATCATAACTCCTTTGATTCTTTTAGCTTGCTCTTTAGAATTGCTTATCATTAGCTTTACATCCTGAACTGATTCATCTGTTATCATCAAAGCATCTTCCTTTGTTTTATCAACAAGTTCTTTTTTACCTTCTTCAAGTAATCCCTCTTCCTCTAAGAATTTTTCATAATCAATATCTTTCATTGTCCTAGTTACCCAATCACGATGAACCTTAACTCGCTGGTATCTAAGAATAAACTTAACCATTTCAACGATAGTTATCTTAGGAAATAATTTTTGAACGTGCTTAACAAATAAAGTTACTCTAACTTCATTTCCTGTTATTCTTTCGGGTTTCCCCTTTCTCATTTTTTCGTTTGTTGTTGACATTTTTGAAATTTCTTATTTTTTTTGTTATATCTACTTCCTGATTACAGAGTTCGCAAACAAAATCTTCCAATTGGTCTAATTGGTTAAGTTTCCCACAATGACAACAGTTTACTGGTATTTTAATCATTTTATTTATCTAGTTTAATATAACCATTATCAGCAAAGTTTACAGATTTCTTTTTCTTTTTCTTTTTTTTATATCCTATTCCTTTTGGCATATATAAATATTAGTATCCTTGTTCCATTGATATTTGGATAGCTGCATCTATTCCATCGTTTGGATCAGTAGCTAGGTTATCTCCCATATATTGTAGTCTAAGAGTTTTAGCGGAAGGAATTGATAATTCATAACTGAAATACATTAAAGATGTTCCTGGATCGAATTGCCAAACAAGTGGAATTATAGATAATGTAGTTGTTCCGATAGTATCAGTTGAAGTTGAATTTCCTGTAATTGGAAAAAAGTTTGTACCATTTAAAGAAATTTTTGGTCTAATTGAAAATGTTGATGTTGCAGTTCCACCAGATGCTACACCAGAAATCCTAATATTGTTTATTCCATCAATATTAATATCCTGTACAAAAGTAACATCAGTTGTTACAGTGGCAGCGTTTGTATAAGAATTAGGCATTTGTGCTGTCGTTTCACTATCTCCTACGACATAAAGAGGTCCGATAGTCATCTGACCACCACCTCCACCCATAATAGCTGCACCGCCTCCAAACACAGCTACTACTAACGCAACAATAGCTGATATTATCTTTTGCTTTTTACTCATAAAGTATGTAAATTATTTTTATAGCCAATAAAAAAATCCCTATATTTTACATCCCACCCTACAGAGGGGATGTTGTTGTAGGGTTTTTCGTTGTTGTGTTAGGTTAGTTGTATTTTTTCCTTAGCCCTATATATAAAGGCTTTAACATTTGTGGTTTGATCCTACTTACGTAGGGCAAGAAAAAAATTATATAAAAAAACCACGAAAAAGGATCTACCTAAATCGTAGTAATTTCTGCTAAGAATTTCATTGTTAGATTGCTGACAAGCATTGATAGTTTTTATTTCTTATTCCATTATATCACACTTTTTATAAAAAGTCAATAGGTAATAAACTGTGGATAACTTTATTTAATATACTAAAGTTATTCCCCCTAAGTTTGGCGTCGACTTACCAAAAGTAGGGGGTTAGCTTCCATAAATGCTTCAGCTAAAGGTTTTAACCTTTTAAACCTCGGTTATAGAAACTAACTATAATATACTAATTTAGCTTTAGCCATAACTTAGCTACTGCTTCTTCTGGAGAATTTCCTGCTTCAGATATTTTTTCCATTGGAGCTGTTACTAACCAAGTTCCTCTACCAGATAATGTTAAATAGCTACCACAAGCATCTATAAGTTCTGATAGGGTGGGAACATAAACAGTTTCTACTGGTTCACCATCCCAATAATTCATTAACGCACCATTAATCTCATCCTGAGGAAACCCAGCGTCTTTAATTTGTTTAGCTAATTTGTAATTCATAGTTTTATTTAATACCCTAGGCTTTAATCTATATAGTTAATATACTATTTCTTAATACAAGTTTCTGGTATTATGATTGGTAATTCTTCTTTATTCTTACTATAAGCAAGTATTTCAACATCTAAGTAATTTAGCATACATTTAATCATATACTGACATTGAGCTACATCTTTTTCAGTTAGCTCTTGCCGATACTCTTGGGCTTCTTTTTTTAATTTAGATGATTTAAACATAAGATTAATATACTAAATAAGGGAGACAGGTTTATGGAATACCTAATTAGATTATTCCAACAGATGACCAAGTCCTGTGAGCTGTATTTATAGTCGCAAGCCTAGCTTATCCCTAAAGCTTACTAATGGTTCTCCTCTCTGATAAGAGACTCCTTTATTTAATATACTTATCCTATAAACATGTATTGTAAATATGTCTATGTTTTATGATTTTATAGGTATGTTAATACCCTAGTCTTTATTTATTATTAAGAAACACCAACTAATTAATATACCTGTAACAATAAATGGTATTCCTGCACCAATCAATGAAATAAGTAAGTAATCACCGGCAGTAACAAACATAATAAAAATAGCAAGAAATGGTGAAAAAATTATTATAAATAATATTGTTTGTTTTATTAGGCTTATATAGGCGTTTTAAGCTGTGGATAAGTGTAGAGTTGTATATTGTATCAACTTTAGCATATAAATCGATTCTAGGGGTATAGGTGTTAGTTCAGAATTGATGTTAGACACTATGATAGGAATGCTTATGCTTACATTTCTTACAGACGTCACGTATTTTATCATTTTCTTTCATTTTGTCATTTACTTGCCCACCTAATATATGATTGTAGCAAAAATCATTTTCACATTCATAGCATTTAGCGATAGGATTTGTGTATGATCTTTTTGATTTACAAATTAAACAAAGTTTTCTTGGGATGTTTTTTAATTTGTCTTTTGTTTTTTGATCCATTAGCATAGGAATTTTGTATACTTCCATTATATCA